ATGCGTTATGATGGTCATACGCATTTAAGAGAGGATTGTATGAAACTCAAATTGAAACAGCCAGACGCCGGAGTGGTAGCCGCCGCGCACGAAGAAGCGGTTAGTGCTAACCGTCGCCGTAAACGCCCGCGACACAAAAAGCCTATGTACGTAACCGCCCGCAACGCCTCGCTTTTGTGGTCGCCGCGTTATTGCGATGAGTTAATCGAGTTCTTCGACCGCACGTCATGGAAGCTTGTACCCACATCCAAAGGTGATGAACGTCCGCTGATTCAGGACAAACCGCCATCACTGGCCCGTTTCGCATTACACATCGGCGTAACCATCCCGATTATCAAGCTGTGGCTGCGAGAGATTCCCGCATTCGCCGAAGCATACGAGACAGCACAGGCGCTGGAAGAGGCATATTTCACTGAGACCGGTGCCGCTGGTATATCTGCTACGTTTGCTGCCGCGAAGCTGGGCCTCAGCAAAGATAAACCGGTTGAATCCACCGAAGAAACAGCACCGACTGAGATTATTTTCAGTGTCGCAAAGCCTGTAGGTAAAATCGTAACAACGAATATGGGCGAGGTAGAGGAATGAGTATTCAGCTATCCGCTCCGCAGGCACTGTTCCTGAATTGTGATAACAAATACAAAGCCTATGTCGGGGGCTTCGGCAGCGGCAAGACATTTGTCGGCTGTCTGGACCTGCTTACGTTCATGCTCAAGCACCCCGGTACGCGCTTGGGCTACTTCGGGCCGACCTATCCCGCCATCCGCGACATCTTCTACCCGACATTCGAGGAAGCGGCTAACCTCCTCGGCCTCGATGTGCTGGTTAAATCTGGCGACAAAGAGGTCGTGGTTACTCGCGGTAAGACGGTGCTAGGAACTGTTATCTGCCGCTCGATGGATAACCCTGGTTCGATTGTGGGTTTCAAAATCGCCGCAGCGTGCGTGGATGAGCTCGATGTATTGAGTCGTGAGAAAGCTGAGCTGGCGTGGAACAAAATCGTAGCCCGTATGCGTCTGGTTATTCCGGGGGTAACCAACCACATCTCTGTAACCACGACGCCGGAAGGGTTCAAGTTCGTATACGCCAAGTTCAAAGAGAACCCCACACCGAGTTACTCGATGGTGCAGGCATCGACCCACGAGAATGCGCAGTTCCTGCCGCCGGATTACATCAGCTCGCTGACCGAGACCTACCCGGCACAGTTGATTAACGCGTATCTGAACGGCGAGTTCGTTAACCTGACATCCGGCAGCGTGTATTACGCATACGACCGCCGTAAGCACCGCAGCAAAGAGACAATTCAACCGGGTGACACGCTGTACATCGGGCAGGACTTCAACGTTACGAAGAACGCAAGCGCCGTGTATGTGCAACGTAAAGACGGCTGGCACGCAGTAGCAGAACTGAAGGGCCTGTTCGATACGCCGGACACCGTGCGCGTAATCACCGAGAAGTGGAAGTCGCAAGGCCACCGCATCGTCATTTACCCCGATGCCAGCGGCAAGAACCGCAAAACCAACTCGGCGTCAATCTCTGATATTGCATTACTCCAGCAGGCTGGTTTCGATGTTCACGCTAAATCCGCCAACCCCCCTGTTAAAGACCGTGTTTTAGCAGTGAACACCGCGCTGGAAAAAGGTAAGCTGTGGATTAATGACCACTTATGCCCCGAGATAGCCAAGACGCTGGAGCAGCAGGCATACGACGATAACGGAGAGCCGGCTAAAGACGGCATAATCGACCATATGGCGGATGCTCTCGGCTATCCTGTAGTTTACGAGATGCCGGTGGTTAAGCCAGTAATCAACATACCGGTGACTTTCGCACTTTAAGCAAAAAGGGGCTTATACCCCTTTAACCCATTCCCACTTATCCTGACCGCTATCCCATATGCGAGACACTTTTTCTCGTTCATACCACTCTGTTTGGGTAAGACCCTCGGGTGCTTTGCTCCATTTCTGGCGGGATTCGGTACGAGTTCCTACGACAACGCGAAACCCTACGGAGCAGCTATCAAATATAAACCCAGCTTCGGCGTAAGACGCGCCGGTGAAAAGGTCACGGTCGGTATAAGTGAACGCCTGCTTAATGTTGTTTTCTTGCGCCACATGTTTCCACAGCTTACTTAGGCCGCCGGGTACGGACATACTGGTGCAATACCGAGCCAGCTCCCATGAGTCCTTGCTACGCCAATATATCAAAGTCATTACCGCCACCATCTCACCAGCGTGAAGTAATGCATACGCTTTTGTAGCCTTCGTCCCTCCCTGGATGTGGTTGTCCTCACAGAACCGGAATGCGTCTTTGTTGGTTACTTCTACCACATGGCATTTTCTGGCAAAAATAGACCCAGTACGTACTCCTACTGCGTTCTTCAAAATGCGCTCAACATGCTCTCGCTTCTCTAACCAAAGGTCACTTCGTACGCTTATCAACCTGTACCCAAGTTTCTCACACGCTAATCTCTTATTTATGTGGTAGTTGCGGTGTTTACCATTCGCCTCGGAATGCCAATAGACACCGTTAAATTCTATAGCCACCCTAATATCCGGCAATACAATGTCCAGCTCAAACGGCGAGATAAGTGACCGTACGGACGTATTGACAGCACCAGGGTATACTCTACGGATAAACGACAGAACTTCTTTCTCCGTACCGCTTACGTTATTAGAGCATTTTGGGCATTTCGTTTGCTGAGACACTACGTTATTTGCGGATGTGGACCATGAGTGCCCTTTTTCACAAGAAAATAAACTGCGCCCACTCATGTTGCCGCAGTAGAAATCCATCTTGACTCCTGCTGGTAGTCGAGCGTTAACCGTGTCTTCTGCTACACACATTGCTTCCGCCGCACACTTTTTACAGCGATGGCCCTTAACCATATTCCCTATGCGAACTTCACGCACATGACCATTAGCACATTGGACGGTAGATTTTTTGCGATATAAATCGCCGCCGTATTCTATCAGCGAATACCCCATGCCCTCGACTATCTCCCTCGCTTCGGTCTCGCCGGTGCTGTATGCCCGACTCCTTTCAGCCGCGGCGCAAGACTTACAGCGCACACCATTAGCCGTGAAGGTGTTAAGCGACTTCAATTCCTCGTGCCCATTGGGGCATTTTATAACGGATTTTGCTACTTGCGACCCGCCATATTTAACCAATTGAAACCCAAACATAGCTAACCGGTTTTTTAGTTCTTCTTCAGTTATTCTTCTGCTCATACATATCCACTCCAACATTCATTTTTATCTGCTTAATGATAAGATATATTGACCGCCAGCTCGGTGCAAGTAAAACTCGCAGTAGCGAGTTTCTGGTGACTTGCAACCCAATTTTTCTTAGGCTTTTGACACCCATACCCGAGGGTCTATATCTATGTTAACTACGAACGGTCAGAATCAGGGTGTTAAGACAAAACACCGGGAATGGCTGCATCACTTCAATAAATGGCAGAAGGTGCGACACGCGCTGGAAGGCGACCTTATTCGCTATCTGCGCAATGTCGGGGGGAACGAACCTGACCCAACCTACGCGGCACAGCGCCAGGAAGAATACGAGAACGGCGCTATCTGCTACAACTTCACTAAACGTACCCTGGCCGGGATGGTCGGCAGTGTCATGCGTAAAGAACCTGAAATCAATATTCCGAAGGAGCTGGAATACTTGCTTAAAAATGCAGATGGGTCTGGTGTAGGCCTGATACAGCATGCGCAGGACACGCTCATGGAGATTGACTCAGTAGGTCGTGGTGGTCTTCTTGTTGACGCCCCGGAAACCGGCGCAGCTACGGCTGCCGAACAGAACGCGGGCTTGCTTAACCCTACAATCGCTTTTTACACGACTGAGAACATCATTAACTGGCGACTCACGCGAGTCGGTTCTGTAAACCGCGTAACTATGGTTGTGCTGCGCGAAACATGGGAGTACCACGAACCGGGAAACGAGTTCGAAACTAAATACGGCGAACAGTATCGCGTTCTGGACATCGATAACAACGGCAACTACCGTCAACGTCTTTTTCGTTTCGATGCAGAAGGTGGTGCGCAGGAAGACGTCGTGGAGATTTACCCTGACTTAGGGGAATCATTACGAGGGATAATTCCGTTTACCTTTATCGGGGAGACCAATAACGACGCCACCATCGACGGCGCGCCTTTGTTGCCGCTGGCGGAACTTAATATCGGGCATTTCCGTAACAGCGCGGACAATGAGGAGTCAAGCTTCGTTGTTGGCCAGCCGACCCTGTTTATCTACCCCGGTGATAACTTAACACCGCAATCGTTCAAGGAAGCGAACCCCAATGGGATCAAATTTGGTAGTAGGTGTGGGCATAACCTGGGGTGCGGAGGTAGTGCACAGCTTATCCAGGCAGGCGAGAATAACCTAGCCCGCCAGAATATGCTGGACAAAGAGCAGCAGGCTATCCGGATTGGCGCGCAGCTTATCACGCCTACTCAGCAAATTACCGAAGAATCAGCGCGCATCCAACGTGGCGCGGATACATCGGTCATGGCAACAATCGCACGTAACGTAAGCCAGGCATATACAGATGCTTTACGTTGGGTGGCCATGATGCTGGGTAAACACGAAGATACCGAAGTCGAGTTCCGTCTTAATATGGACTTCTTCCTGCAACCTATGACAGCACAGGACAGGGCCGCGTGGATGGCAGACATTAATGCCGGATTACTGCCGGCTACGGCCTACTATGCCGCGTTGCGTAAAGCTGGTGTCACCGACTGGACGGACGCAGATATTAAGGACGCTATAGAGGACGCTCCGTTTCCGTTGGGGGTCGTTACTCAGGTAGCGGGGGAGATTCCGCAGTCGGCGCAACAACAGGAGTAAAGAAAAAGGCCCCGTTATGGGGCCTTAGTTTTAACGTATATTAGCCGCACATTTACGCACAACCCGAGGTATAGTCTCTTTCAGTTCACCCCATGTATTAATGGTCTCCATGTCAAGAAGCGTCACCAGGGCTTTCTGGATGTCACTTCGCAACTGATTGGTCTTCGCATCCTGAGAGTCCCAGGTATCAAAACCCGTTACTTCGCGAATATCTATAGACTCCTTGATTACTTTCGCTACCTGTATGAAGTGGCCAGAGTGGCCAATTCTCCCCTCCGTGCGCTCAATCATTCGACTAACGGCAGCGTTAAGCTCGACAAAACTCACCGCACCAATGTTTCGTAGTTCGACCTGCCGTTGTGTAATAAAGCGGTCTATAACGAGGAAATGGAAATAAGTGCTGTATTGCTCCGCAATATATACCGCAAGGTGAAGGCACACAAAAGTGGAGCCGTTTCGCCCTCGTGTAATCCTGACGGCATCCTTAATGCCAAGCTGCTTTTCACACTCAGCCTTGAAATCTTTAAACCCATCTGTCGTCATTAGCTGCCGTAGGTGCTTAAAGCCCATACCATTGTCTAAGCGCCAACGGTTCATCTGGTCGACCAACTCGTTTACGTTAATAAAGTTGTCACGGTCGAAAGTGATTTCGCCATACGGGAACTCTAATGTTTGTAATTTCATGTATATCACTCCTGTTTAAATGTACGCTTAAATGGTATATATAGATATACCATTTGTCAATGCTCTTTTAATCTATAAATGTGCATGATTATGCCTATACCCTACTGGCTGATATGATTGTTGCGTAGAGACAGGAGGGGTATATGAGTCTTTTAGAATCGATTATCAGCCATCAGATATGGCTACAACGCAACGCCAGTAGCGAAGTCAAAGACCTGGCGCCATTCATCAAGCGGATGCGCGATGAGGTTAAGCGACAGGTGTTGCTGTTCGGGGACGACAGCAGGACGGCAGCTAGACTCACCATCATGCTGCGGGAACTTGAGAAATCGCTAAACGGAGTTACATCTGAATGGTATGAGAAACTACTGGCCGATGCCCGCGAGCTTTCAGACTATGAAATTAACTGGAACGTAAAAACCCTGTCGACCAACGTTAACGCTAATTTCGTAGCACCGGCCCCCGAACAAGTATGGGCCGCCGCGACTTTCGCGCCGCTTGAACTAAGCGAAAAACCGGTTGATTTTGTTTCACTAATGAGTGGATGGGGGCAAACCGAGGTAAATCGCCTGGTCATGGGTGTTAAGTCCGGATTTGTACAGGGGATGACCACCCGGCAGATAGTTAAAAACGTTGTTGGGCCCGGTGGTCTTGCGGATATCTCCGAGCGTAACGCGGCGACGGTTATCCGTACAGCCATAGCGCACATATCCAACAAAGCCCGGCAACAGGTTTATACCCAAAACGACGCTATCATCACGAAATACGAATGGGTGTCCACACTCGACTCTCGTACTTCTGCCGTTTGCAGGGCCCGAGATTCTATGCAGTACGAAATAGGCAAAGGCCCGCTACCGCCAGCGCATCCGAACTGTCGGTCGAGCACAGCACCGGTAATAAGTCCCGAATTCGACTTCCTGGATAAGGGTGCAAAACGGGCGGCCCGAGGTGCGGATGGTGGCCAGCAAGTAAGCGCGGACATAACCTACTACGAGTTCCTTAAACAGCAACCGGCGTGGTTTCAGGACGAGGCACTCGGCCCTGTCAGGGGTAAGATTTTTCGTAATAGTGGGATAACCCCGGAAGAATTTCGTGTAATATCAGTAGATGGGTTCGGGCGTCCGTTAACTCTTAAAGAGATGGCAGAACTCGATAAGCGTGTTGCCGATTATATGAAAGAGGAATAGAGATGGGCTTTTTCAAGGTTAAAGATGTACCGTCGCGACGTGTAGTTCAGTACTCCCGGGTGTCTGGTGCGGGTGAATGTGTCGTGTACATTAAAGATGAATCTGTTCTTGGTGAGCCGGTAGATGAAATGCCGTTCGCTGATAAGACCGGACTGGTAGCAATCCACGACGGTATCCTGTACGAAGTGCCGTATCTGGACGGAGCAGGTGATGTGTACTTCGATACACAGCCAGCAGATGTAGAATTGAAAGATGGTTCCGCTAAACTAACCGTCGTCGTGAAAGGAGGAAAATCCCCGTACGATTTGCAATGGTTCAAAGACGGTAAAGAGGTAATCAACGTCCCTTATGTTGAAGGGGAACTAACGGTTAAAGACCCCGGAGAATATTTCGTCAAGGCAGTAGACGCCGACGGTGTGTCGGCGGTTAGCAAAGCGGCTAAGGTCTCAGAACCTAAGTAACGAAAGGCCCCCTCAAGGGGCCTTAATTTTACATACCATTATTCCAGTTATTCCTTGCCAGTGTAAATTCAGGAATACTTTATTCAAAAAGTTGACTTCTATTATTTTTTATGTTACGCTACCTACGCTTTCAGCGTACCGCGGTGCGGTCGCGTGAAGCGGGCGTCTCAACGCCCTAGCGTAACCGCGACCGCATTCGGAAGGGTCGAGTTATATTGCTTTCAGTATTTATCTAAGATTCGCCGTATGATGTTTACAGATATACGAGTTTAACGCCCGGCTTACGCCGGGCTTAGCGTATAAAGAAAGGGGATACTATGAATTGGAAAGTAACCGCGATAGCCACGGCAGCCGGTATTCTCTCTTTGCTGCTATACGGTCAGTACAACTACAGAAGCGGGTGGGTAGAAGGCCGTGCTAATCTTGTTTCACAGCAACAACAGAAAGCACAGGCTGAGCTGGCTAAGAAAACACAACGGCAGCAGCAGAACGATACCAAGGCCGCCGCCGCCGAATCGGAAGGTAAAGAAAATGCGGAGGCTATCACTCATGAAGTTATCAAATACGTTACCCGCCCTGGCCGCACTGTCTGTGAGTTTCCTCTTGAACGGGTGTCAATCAAACGACGTGCCGCCGAGAATGCTAATTCCATCCCCGGATACGACGTTGATGCGGCCACCGTGCAAAATGGTGCTACCGAGTAGTGATGCTGATGAGGACCTGGCCGTAGATGTGCAGAACGCCGAGTGCACACGGCAATTGCGTCTGAAAGTATTCCGGTTGCAGGAATACATAAGGAATATTCTGGAATAGTTGCCTTAGTAAGTGGAATAATTTATTCTTGTTACAGAAACACCGGGCGGCCCGGTGTCCTAAAGTCCAGGGGACATATTGACTATGAATAGTTTTTTACGCTACCCGCTTCATGAAGAAGCCGGGGTGGAAGATAAACCGGGTGCAGGTGATGCACCAAAAATGTACACAGCCGAAGAAGTGCGGGCGATGATTGAGAAAGAAGTGGCGGGCCTTAAAGCTAATCAGGAAGCTTTACTTAGTGAGAAAAAGGAAGCTGCGCGCCGCGCTAAAGAAGCCGAAGAAGAACGGCAACGCGCCCACCAGGAAGCGCTTAAGGCCGCCGGTAAAATGGATGAGTTCGAAAAGACGATTCGTAGTCAGTATGAGCCTGTACTGAAAGAGAAAGAAGAACGCTACGCTTCTTTAGCCGCGCGAATTCTTGGTAGTGAACGTAAGGCTGTTTTGGGTTCTTTCGCTGGTGATTTTATCACCCCCGAAGCGGTAGAAATCCTTGCACCGTTCGTCAAGACTGAGTTTGAAGGCGAAGACGTAGTGACTAAATTCATGGGCGCGGATGGCAATGTCGTTACCACCGACCCTGAGCAATTCCGCAAATACCTGCGCGAACATAAAGCTTTTTCACATTTGATTAAAGCAAATGCAGCTTCCGGTGGCGGGGCTTCCGGGAATAAAGGCGGCGGGGCCGCACCAGCGTTTAAAGATATGAGTGAAAGCGAGCGTTTAGCTCTATATAAATCTAACCCTGCCGAATTTGAACGGCAACTTAAAGCCCTGAGGAAATAAATAATGGCAATTACCACTATTGGCAACATCGTAACTGGCAATATCCCTGTGCTGGCGTCTTACATGACCGAAGACCCGGTAGAGAAAACCGCGTTTTTCGACTCCGGTATCATTACTCCGACCCCGTACGCGTCTGAGATTGCCAAGGGGCCATCCAACATTGCTAACCTGCCGTTCTGGAAGGCTATCGATACTTCTATCGAACCTAACTATTCGAACGATGTGTACCAAGATATCGCTACTCCGCGCGCTATTCAGACCGGTGAGATGATGGCCCGCGTCGCCTATCTGAACGAAGGCTTTGGCCAGGCTGACCTGACGGTAGAACTGACCAGCCAGAATCCGTTGCAGTCTGTAGCGTCTCGTCTGGATAACTTCTGGCAGCGTCAGGCGCAGCGTCGTCTTATCGCAACCGCTCTCGGCCTGTACAACAACAACGTATCCGCTGATGATGATTACCACAAGAAGGGTGACATGGTGGTCGATGTGTCTGCATCTGCAAACAAAGGCTTCGACGCAGGCGCATTCATCGACGCTACCCAGACTATGGGTGACGCGTTGATGGGCAGCAGTGGTGAGGTTCTCGGTGCTATCGCGATGCACAGCTTTGTGTACGCACAGGCCCGTAAAGCCCAGCTTATCGACTTCATCCGTGATGCCGAGAACAACACCATGTTCGCCACCTACCAGGGTTATCGCGTTATCGTTGATGACAGCATGACCGTAGTTGGTCAGGACACTAGCCGTAAATTCATCTCCATCATCTTCGGGCAAGGTGCTATCGGTTACGGCGAAGGCAACCCGTCCAACCCGCTGGAATACGAGCGCGAAGCGTCTCGCGGCAACGGTGGCGGTGTTGAAACCCTGTGGACTCGTAAGACCTGGTTGCTGCACCCGTTCGGCTACAGCTTCACCAGCGCTGTAATCACCGGTAACGGCACCGAGACTATCGCCCGCTCCGCTAGCTGGCAGGACCTGGCTAACGCGACCAACTGGAACCGTGTAGTTGACCGCAAGCATGTGCCGATTGCGTTCCTGGTAACTGGTGCCGGTGCCTAATCGTAGGGTATACTATTGAGGGACCTCGGTCCCTCTTTTCATTTATATGGGGGCTACATAATGTCAAAGACAGGTAAAGAGCTACCCCGCAGCCTACAGAACGTTGACTTTAGTGACCTGGATATCTCGGTAGCTTATGCGGATATCACCGGAAAACCAGCGGTAATCGCTGAGGGTGCTACAAAATCCGCCGCTCGTGCCGCTATCGGGGCCTGGACATCGAACCTGACCATCGGCACCACCGCTTCAACAGCTATGGCAGGGAATAAGTTCACGCAAGGGTCTGCGGTTACTAATGTCGGGTCGCTGACTGTTACAGGGGAAGATGCGGCTGCTGTCGCAACGTCAGCGCAGACCGCGGTTAACGCCGTTGCGGGTAAACTTAACGACCTGTTGGCACAGCTCCGTGCCGCAGGAATTATTGCATCCTGAGGAGGATAAAAATGGTTGATGTAATTAAACGTCGTATTGTTGGTGTATCTGATGATAATCCGCAGGACGGGCAGGTTGAGATTGATATGGAAAACGTGATGCCGTTGCGTTTCTCTACCGGTCTCGGTGTCACTGCCGCGGTAAACACAGGGCAGGCTATCACCCTGACGGTGGAACTTGCCGACGGAATGGACCCTAAAACTGTTCAATGGTATAAGGATAATAACGCTATCCCCGGTGCAACCGGTTTGACTTATACGAAGGCGAACCCCGTCGTGGCTGACTCCGGTACGTATAAAGTGGTTGCTCATGACGGGTACGGCAACATTGTCTCGGATAGTACTGTAGTTACCGTAAGTTAAATACACGCGGCCTCCGGGCCGCTTTAAGGATTAGACATGGCAGATAATTACGTAGTACGGGAGCAATACAAGGGTGTGGTCGAGGTTGAAGGGCAGTTAGTCCCGATGCGCGAAGAGGCGAACCCAGAAGCATTAATCGAAACTCAGCCAGTGGCCGAAGAACCGCATTACAACGGCGGTGGGGAACCTAAGCAACGTCGTCGCCGTAAAAGTGTAGAGGAATAATTTATGCCGCTTATCGTGGAAACCGGTCAAGGCCTGCCAAATGCAGACTCTTACGTCAGCCTGGAAGACGGGCGGGCGCTGGCCGCTAAGTACGGTCTCGAACTACCGGAAGATGACACCGCGGCGGAGGCCTCTCTCCGTAATGGCGCGGTATACGTGGGCCTTTTTGAATCTCAAATGTGTGGACGTCGCGTATCCGCAAATCAGGCACTGGCTTTCCCGAGAACAGGCGTCACCCTGCACGGGTTCCCTCGGCCATCCAACGTAATTCCATCGTTAGTTATTCAAGCTCAGGTAATGGCCGCGGTTGAGTACGGCGCAGGTACGGACGTTCGGGGGCCTACAGACGGGCGCGAGGTGCAGACGGAGCGGGTAGAAGGCGCAGTGACCGTGTCCTACTTTAAGAATGGCTACTCAGGCGGCACCGTAAGCATCACAGCAGCCGATGATGCGTTACGTCCTCTCTTATGTGGAAGTAATAATGCCTTCTCCTTTAATGTTTTTAGGGGCTAAACATGGCTAAAACTAAATCAGAAATATTCGCCTTAATCGGGGCGAGCTTCCCTGATAACCAGTCCGGGCTAATTACGCCTGAAAAGTTGCGCGAAGTTACCACTCAGATGGCGGACTCTATGCTGTACGGAGCTAAAGAAGTAGAGGTACTTCGCGCGCGGTCTACAGATATCCAGGCGCCATCTACCACTGGTACAGCGTTAACCGTAGCTTTTGGTGGCGCTCAGAAAACAAGCACCGACCCGGTAATGATTAATGCCTCCGGGATAGCTACGTTCAACGCCGCTGGTAACTACGCTATCCGTGTTAAGCTACAGGCCGGTCACACCGAGGCGAGCGGAACATCCATCCTTCTGTCGCGTGTTCTTCTCGGTGGCGCGCAATTCGGGCCACCCGCCGTGACTAAACTGGCGAGTGAGGAAACCACAATCCCAATTGAATCTCGTGTTGTTGTGAATGCTGCCGTCGGACAGACTTTTACGGTAGAGATTATGCGCGACGCCTCCGGTTCTAACTTCGGAGGACTGTACCCACAAGCGGCAACGGTTACTTCATGGGGTGTAGCTCCATCCGCATTGCTGGTCATCTCAAGACTGGAGGGTGTGTAATGAGCACCGATTTTAGTAAACGGATGCGAGGCGTAGGTACTCGCCTACTATCAAAATACGGCAGCACGGTAACTTTGGTGCGCAAAGGCCAGAAAACATGGGACCCTGTTTTAGGGGAGTACGTGTGGGGGCCCGATGTCGTACTCCCTCTTAAAGCGGTTCCTGTACCCGTTAATGCTGGTCTTGTAAACGGGGCTACTATTCAGGCCGGGGACATGATGGTTAAAGCGGATTACAGCGTAGTGCCAAAGATGGATGACAAGGTTCGGTTTAGCGGGGAACAATGGTCTGTAGTTGCTATTGAGAAGAAGGTGGTTAACGATGACGTTGTGGCATACTTTATTCAGGTGAGAAAATGAGTTTTGCGCTTGATGTGTCCAAGTTCGTGGAAAAGGCTAAGAAGAATCCTGAAAAGGTAATTCGTCAGGTTTCTATAAAGTTGTTTTCTGCGATTATTAAAGCAAGTCCAGTAGATACGGGGCGATTCCGCATGAACTGGATGGCTTCAGGGGGCACACCCGCCGATGAGGTTACAGACGCTACCGATAAATCCGGCAACGCGGCAACTGGTAAGGTTACAAGTTTCGTGCTAAACGCTGCGGACTGGCATACCTTCACCCTCACTAACAATTTGCCGTATGCGCAACGCCTGGAGTACGGTTGGTCACAACAGGCCCCGCAAGGATTCGTTAGAGTTAACGTTAGCAGGTTCCAGCAACTATTAAATGAAGAAGCCTCTAAGGTGAAATAATGGCAACATATTTTGAGGACTTAACAAAAGCATTCGATACGGCACTGGTAACGTTCGGCACGGACAACGATATCAAGGTCGCATTAGAGAACATAGATGCGCCGACATCTACTGATACGCCGTATCTTGCGAGTTATATGTTGTTGTCCGACACGGAACAAGCTGACTTATTCTGGACTGAACAACGGGCTGGTGTTTATCAGGTGGACATTAACGTCGGGTCGGCCTTGGGAAGCGCCCCTATAAACCGATTAGCGGATAAACTAAACGTCACCTTCGCCGCTGGTAACTGTTTTAGTCGTAACGAAATCTGTGCTGAGGTACAATCAGTTAGCCTCGGTCCTCTTATTGTTGAGAATGGATGGGCGAAGAGGCCTCTCTCAATTAATTTCATAGCCTTTACAGCGAGGATTAGATAATGGCGTTACAACCATATAAAGGCGCGATGACCGCGCAATTTTACGTACTTGAGACGACGCCGGGGGTGACGCCCGATAATCCGGTGTGGCAGCCGCTCCGCAACACTGGTGGCATTCCGGCCGTAACGCGTGACGCCCTCATCTCTAACGAGCTGGACGGCAGCCGCGAAACATCATCTATCCGCACAGGTAACCGACAGGTAACGGGAGAATACGCCATTGAACTAAGCGCTACTAGCCAGGATGAGCTGCTGGCCGGTGCGATGACGAGTTCGTGGGCGGCGGGTTCTACTTCGTCCGCGATTGGAATCACCGTAGACCCAGCAGCGAAAACTTTCACACGTGCAACTGGCAGCTTTGTGGGCGACGGCGTTGACGTTGGTGACCTGGTGCAATTTAAAGGCCTGTCGGGTAATAATGGCAAAGCTTTCCTCGTTACCGCGGTAACCGCTACGGTTGTAACCGGCGCAGGTATCCAACATACTTTAACGGCAGAACCCGGCGTCCAGGCCGATTTGCGTATCGCGGATAAACTGGAAACCGGTAACTTGTGTAAGACTTATTCAATCCTGACATGGTTGAAAGGTAAATGCGGAAATCCTGATTCGTACATCATAACTCGTGGTGTTGAATTTACCGGGTTCACCATCGAACAAGCTGTTAACGCGATGGTTACAGGTTCATTCCCGTTCATTGGTCTTAATCAGGAAATTCTACAAGCACCACCGGACGGCTCAAACTTCACGACCAATTTTAGCGCCCGCCCGTTTGCGTCGGTAGACGTATCTGCATATGACGGGTCAGCACCGCTTAAACTAATCGATACTTTCACCATTACTAGCGACAACGGCGCATCCGCGCAGTTCGAATTGGGTAATAACAGTGTTGCATTTGTTGAGCGTGGCCGTGCGGCTAACACCTTCTCGCTGGCGGGTAAACTGTACGACCTGACGTTACTGAATAAATTCCTGGACGAAACAGAAATGGAGGTATCTTCGGTTCTTGATGGCCCGGATGGCGCAATGAGCTTTACGCTAAAACGTGCCTCCCTGACGTCAGCAACTCCGGAAATCGGCGGTCCTGAGTCTATCACCCTTTCTCTTGAGGGGCAGGCAACAGGCAACCCGTTCCAGTCTTCAATTGTTATCCAGCGCATTAAGTATGCCTGAGAAAAAAAAGGCCCCGGAAGGGGCCTTAGTTTTAAATCAAACCTTCTTCTGTTAACTTACCGATAATCCACATTTCCCCTTCAGCGAAGAACATAGCCTGTGAATGCCCGGTTTCTGTCTCTCGCATGATGCCGTAGCCTTTGTCGATAAACCATTGCTGGAAGACACGTCCCCGCTTAACGGAACGATTGTACACCCCGAATTGCTCAAGCTGTTTATTCATCCATACGGCGGATTGCCCGAACTTCTGCGCCACCTGCGTCGCGTTGTACAAGTTATTTCGGTCGATGATGCGGTCGTAGACATCTGCCTTTGGTGATGCGATAGCCAGCTTTTCCTGCGCAACCAGCTTTTGTTCATACTCATTCGCCCATGCGCGTGCAGCCTCCGCTGGGTTGGAGAAGTCTGGTAGGATTGGCTTATTCTGCGCCTCCTCCAATTCTTTAACGCGATTAATCACTCTCATGCGTTGCTTTACGTCATACCCAGTAATCAAACACATGGTTAGCTCTTTATTGAGCAGGATTTCGTCGATAACATTGCGGCCATTGTATTCTTTATATTTAAAAGAAAATCCTTTAAAATCATTATCCTGCATTTTTGCAGGGTACCCAGTCTCATTAAACCCTAACTGTTCAAGCATTTTTTTTTAATGTCACGTACCACAACAGATGAATGTTCTTTCCCGGTAGCCCCCCGCAATTTCACGTGAAGAAATCATCACTTCATCTTTGGTGTTCATCAATGTGTTCGTGGTTTCATCTCCTATCGTTGGCATGGTTAGCTGTTCAAATTGGGTTCTTTATCGTCACGATAAAAAAAAGCCCCTTTCAGGGCCTTTTCTTACTCGTCAATATTGCTTCGGTATTGCCGCAACTTCTCCAGACTTTCAATTGCTTCAGCTAAGTCGGTTTCGGTGTCTTTGTACCCTCGCAAGCCCATACACAGCAGTTTCTTCAATGCGTGTTGTAGTGCTGGGTCACGGACGTCGAAGGCACGCAGTACATCGTAAACGTCTACAGTCATAGTGCTGCCGTGAGTATTTGTAATTGTGCGGTTGTATTTATTTGTCATGCCAGCATCTCCGGTGAAATAGTTAAACGTGCAACTTCCCCATATTCTGCGCTATACGTTATCACGTTAGCACTACGGCCTGACATCCAGCCACCTCGCGATGTGTATGCATCTTTCGCCGCCAGGGTGCGGTGTTGTTCGACTACCATATTACGGCTTTCTACAATCTTCTGGTGGTGCAGGTGGCCTACGTGTGCATAACTGTAAACACTCTCACCGAACGCTTTGCGGAACTTGGCAATCATAACCGGTTCGATAGCGTCGAATCTAGCCTTATGCCCGTGGTGGAAGAACAGTGTTGTTTTGCCGTGTTGCACCATTTTGTAGACATCAGCCGAGGTATCCACAAAAACACGAGGTTCATTATCGTACAGCGTGCTGAACATCTCGGCCAGCCAAATCATGCCGGATTCGTCATGATTCCCTTGCACGATAAGAAGGCGCACTGATTTATGCTTAATCAGTGCCATGTTAACCACGCGCCGAACCATACGAATCATGTAGCGCACCAGTTTCTGGTAACGCGTATCTGCGTCCAACACATGGCCACTAGCTGGCGTAACGGCATCAAGACTATCGAAGTGGGCAAAGTCCCCTAATAGATTAATAACGCCCACACCGGCGTCTGGTGCTTTCTGAAACGCGGCATCGAACCATTTAGAGAAAAGGTCTTCCGCAATCTTCATATCCCAGTCATCACCGCTCTCATCCGCCCAGGCCAACATGCCTAAATGGAAATCAGAAACAGTGTAAAGATTTAGCAACTTTTCGTTCAGTCGCTTTTTAGGAGGAGGGACCTCAGAAACCGGCGTAATATCTGACTTCATGCCGTCAATAACTGCGTGCATCAACTCGACCTGGCGTTCCGCGTCAGTATCGGTTTTCACCCATTGCAACTTAGTGTTGCCAAACTCGTCCACCAGGGACGACGTCCCTTTAATTTTATACCCATCCGGCACAAGGTGGCTTACGTCGCGCCCGTGGCCAACTCCTTTCTTTGCCAAGCGCGCGGAACGAAGCTGAACATTACGGCGGGACATATTGTACTTTTTAGCTATTTCTGTGGGGCCTAGGCCAGCATTTAGCTCTTGCTGTAACTGTTCATCTGTTATTTTGCGAGTGACCATGTTTATTTCCTGATTGTTTAAGACAAATATGATTCTAGTAATGTAATTTTGATTAAGCCAGATTATTTACTCTCCACCCCCATACCCCACCCAGCTAGCACCATTTGAAGCCTTGTTGCGGTTAATAGGCTATAGAATGCATCTCCATCAGTTCCAACCGAACTAATAACTGAATAAGTTACAACCTGCGCCGGGAGACCGGTTTTACCTATTTTTTCGGCGGCTATACATTCATCTATCGCAGAAGTTCGGAACTTGTACACTAACTTTTGGTCATAGCCATCAAGCACACCTGACGTATTAAGGACAGTTTCGTTAAAAACAGTCTCACAAGGGTGAGCTAATGATTGTAAAGAAACAGCGAACAAACCTAGAGCAATTAACGCCCTCATATCAACCTCTTTAACTAAACAATGTATTGTTGGTGTATCGGATAATAGGCCACTATTAACGGTTATGCAAGCTATTTTGTTATTCTTATTTAGCGTCTACGGTCGCACCGGAAAAGCGGGTGGTTCCCGCCTGGCGCAACTACCAACCAGTAACCGACTAACCAAAGGGTATTACTATGAAACTTAGCGATTTTTATTTCACAGAAAAGCACCAAGAAGGGACCACGATGCCTATCCCCCTACCTAACGGCAAAGACTCCGGGGAGTGGCTTCGAGTAGTTGGGCCGGATTGTGATGCCGCGGTTAAGGCTGGAAGGGCCTATACCCGAGCGGTATACGCCTTGAAAGACTCGCTCTCGGAATTGGACGAGCAATGCAAAGAAAAAGGGGACTGGACCATGTATAACAATGAGTATACGTGGGCCGTGGAAAAACTAAACCATCAGATGGCTAAAGAGATAGTCATAGGCTGGTCCTTCGACGACCCATTCACTCTAGAGTCACTAGAAAATCTTCTGCGACAGTATCGAGGGTTAAGTGAGTTAATTCTGGCGCACCACACCAAGAGCAAGGAGTTACTGCTGGAAAAGTAGAGGCGCTGTATGACTATGCCCGTTGGTTGTTCGTCGAACGGACCGCTAAACAAAAATTCGACAGCATAGCCGCCGGGCATGAGGCGGCCCTTATCGCGATGGGAAAAATAGCGGCGACTAAAACCGTTAAGGCAGAAGACAAGCATCCGCCTTTTATCTTCCAGGAATTAATAGATAAGTACCGAAAATTGAAGTTCATACAGCGCGAAACGACATCCGAGATAACGCTTATAGCCCGGGAAATGCTAAACTGGCAAGACCTCGAAGCGTTCAAATCGGCGACGGGGGAGGAGATAAGTATGCTGGAAGCCGAGCTTATCATGGGAATAGACGCTATTTTTGAGGGCCGAGATAATGGCTGATACCGCATCACTCATCACACGGGTTAAGACCGAAGGTGCGCGTCAGGCCGCACAGGAACTCGACAAGTTATCCGCGTCGGCCAACACCGCCGAGGGCGCCGTCCGGAAGTTAACCCCAGCAGTGGAGAAAACTAACTCGGCGACATCAAAAGCCGCGGGCGACGGCCTATCAAAATTCCGTAACGCGGCGGGCCAAGTTGGCTTTCAGGTCCAGGATATGGTGGTACAGTTGCAATCCGGCACATCGGCGTTCGTCGCTATAGGACAGCAAGGTTCCCAGTTGGCGGGGGCGTTTGGGCCCGGCGGTGCGGTACTCGGCGCGATAATTGCGTTAGCTTCTGCCGTTGGTGGGGTTCTGTACAAATCCCTGACATCCGCGGAAGCCGGCACTAAAGACCTGGAAGCTGCTCAGGAACAATTAAAGAGCACCTTCCAGCAAACTTCGTCCGGCACATTTGAACTCACCGATGGCCTTATCCAACTGACGCAGATAAGCCGCGAAGCTGCTGAAACACAGTTAGCGCTGGCTAAGGCTAACGCTGATATAATTGCGCAGCAAACAGCCAAAGCTATCCAAGAAGACGCTAAATCTTGGGAAACATGGAAAGCTTCGACAGCCGCGGCTATTAGTCAATATGACGCGCTAGTGGCTAAAGGGGCGGACGTAGGTGATACTCTAGAAAAACTCGGCGGCACTTACGAGGGGAATATCGTTGGCGTCAATATGCTGGCGCAAAACATAGGAGAACTTAGCAATAAATTCGGTGTTAACCGTGAGCAAGCATTAGAAATGATAGCGGCGCAAAGCGCCTTTAACAAAGAACCGACCGCCGAAAATGCTCGCCGCATATCTGACGTGTTTACCGAATGGTTGGGGACGTCTAAAAACCTTAATCCTGAATTGGTTCGACTTACAAAAAGCGCCAATGATAACGCCACCGCATTGGAAAATGCGGAGAAGTCCACTCGCGCCGCGTCAGAAGCACAGAAAAACTTAGGCAGGAACGTCAACACAACCACGCAACGTTTGCGGGAGCAGAATGACGCTATCGTCAAAAATCAACAGATAGCGATTCTCAGCGACCGAGAGCGCGTTAAGGCGCAAGCCCAAGCTGACAAGGAAGCATTCGCAAAACGTGAAGGGGTCACAAAAGAACAGATAGCGGCATATAATGCTGCCCGTGACACCGAGGCCCAGCAAGACATTGCTCGCATAGATGCAACCGAAAAAGCAAAAGCAGAACGAGTAAAGGCCGCCGCCGCGAAAAGAGAATCGGCACGGATAAAAAGAGAAGAAACCCAGGCGCAAAGGCAGAAAAAAGCCGCCGATGACTTCTTGAATACTATAGCCAGACAGAATTCTGATGAACTATCAGCCATAGATGCGCAGGAACAACAGAAATTAGCCAAATTGCGGGAGTTCCAGCAACAGGGGACTATCTCCCAAGAACAGTTTGAAGCCGCCAAGACCCAGATAGCGGTAGATGCAGACGCCAAGAGGAACGAGATTTTAGAGCGGCAGACCGAAGAGAGGATGAAAAAACAGTTCTCCGCGGATGCCTATGTAGCTCAGATGCGGGCCCTTGCCGAAGGAGAGTTTGCGGAGTTAGACCGCCAGTACGAGGTCAAGCTGCAAAAACTTAGCGATTTTCACACACAGGGTTTAATCGCCGAAGAAACCTACCAGCAAACGTTAAGTGCTATAGACGAGTCTTACTCCCTTGACCGGGCGAAGGCTACCGGAGCGGCTTTCGGTAATATGGCGAGTAACATCGGGGCCGCGCTAGGAGAGGCTTCGACGGCATACAAAGCATTTGCCATCGCGCAGGCAACCATAGCTACATATACGTCAGCGGTCGAAGCGTATAAGTCTACGGCGGCGATACCGGTAGTTGGTCCGTATCTGGCCCCTGTTGCCGCGGCGGCGGCTGTAGCGGCGGGTCTCGCTAACGTAGGTAAAATACGGTCGGCACGTGAGCAGGGCGGTAACCTGGCTGCCGGCCAGATATCTACTATTGCCGAACGCGGTAAACCGGAAGTGATCATGCCCGCTAACGCCTCCCGTGTCCGAACCGCGGAGCAGATGCGCCAGATTATGGGAGAGAACGGTGCCAAATCAGGCGGGGATAATGTTACTATTGTAAACAACACCACCGGAAGAATCGATTCTGCGGCGACGGAGCGTGACGATGAAGGTAGATTGCGTATTATAATCAGTGAAACCGTGAGTTCAGCGTTGCGGGATAGTAACAGCGCCATTTCTAAGTCACGTCGCGCTACACGCGGCCAACCAGGATATTGATATGAGCGATTACCATTTCCCGGCCTCTTTGAGGCCTATAGTATCGAAAGGCTACTCGATGACACGCGGTAACAACGTGTGGCGGGTAGACCTGGCCGGCGGCGGAGTTCGTCAGGGGCGCGATACATATTTTGATGTGTTCCCGATTAGCGTTACGCTGGTCGTGTCGCCGCTGGGTAGACAGGCATTCCTCGGTTTCATGGAAAAGGTAGACGGAGGGGCATCCAGTTTCTGGATGAAACACGACTTAGGCCAAGGCATTGAGGATTATCAGGTTACGCTAACATCCACGTGGAACGAGTCCACCGACGACGGGAAGAACTGGGTAATCACTTTCACGGCCACCGCCGAGAAATCACCATTCCAAGAAGTCAGCAGCACCTGCCTTAACCAGAATCTGCCTGACTTATATGGATGCTACGGCGATTGTCTTGGCGAATTTCTAAAAACTTACGGAGTGTACCAAACTACATTCCCTCGAATCTGGGACCCGATGCAATGAGCCAGGAATCAGTAGAAGCAGCGTACAGGCGTAAGCTGGCGTCCAATCCAGACGGCGAGATGGATTTTATTACCCTGGAGATATCCCACCCTCTTCTTTTGAAGCGCTGGTTGCTCGTGCGCGGGGCCGATGACCTGACCGCTACTCTAGAGACAGGGGAAGTAGTGACGTTCGAGGGTACGCCGATGGAGGCCAAGAACGCCGCTAACAATAATGATATGGACCAGACAGCCTCTTTCTCTTTGCCGGATGTTCTCAACATTCTCGATGAAGAAATGGACAGAATCCCTTACGACAATAAGGAATTGCCTAAATTCATCTTCCGGCGTTACGTAAGCACAGACCTGTCGTACCCATGTGACGGTCCGGTAGTTTATGAGCTGCAAACACTCACGCAAGAAAAAGGCGTATTCACCGCGGAAACCGGTACACCTATGCTTAACCAACGGGCCACCGGAACCCTGATGACCCCGGAAGAAATCCCCTTACTCCGCGGGATACTGACGTCATGAATATTAATGACTACACCGGTCTGCCGTATGACTTCCGTCACCGTAATTGCTGGCATCATGTACGCAATGTGCGCGCGGACGCGGGGTTATCAACCCCGATGTTTGATGTTACTACCCCCGCGGCAATAGATGCAGCTTTCGATAGTGGCCATTCAGACCCTAAAGGTCTTAGGCGAGTGATTACCCCGCAGAATTTTGACGCCGTTCTACTCGGTGTGAAACATCGAGGGCGAATAGTGTGGCACGCAGGTGTATATTATGAAGGAATGGTCAGCCACTGTGAGCTGGCGTCCAGACAGGTTAGACTGGATAGCCTTGAAGACCTTAAAGATACTTATTCGGAGATTGAATTTTGGCGCTAGTAATCCACTACACACGAAATGAAGACGGCACGTTCGATGTCAAGCGCTATCGCGATAACCCGATTAACTTCGCCGTCGGCCACATCCCGGATGGGGTTCCGTTTCGCGTTTTCATTGATGAAATCGGAGAAGATAACGATGTAACAGAAGACTTCGAAGCGCTAAAAGAAGACGCGACTTTTCATATTGTTGAATCCGCTGGTGGTGGCGCTATTAAAGGGGTCATGAAGATTTTTAGCGTTATTCTTAAACCGTTAGCGAAGCTCTTGTCGCCGTCCGTGAAAGGTGCGTCCTTGAACCTTGCGAACTCACAGGCGGATTCCCCAAACAACAGTCTCACTGACCGTAACAACAAGGCACGCCCGTATGAGCGCAGCTACGATATCTGCGGGACGGTGCAAACCATCCCCAATAACCTTATGACTACTTATAAAGTGTTTAACGCTGCCGGTAAAATTGTAGAGTATGGCTACTACGACGCGGGTCGGGGGCACCTCGATATCCACCCTGAGGATATAACTGATGGCGATACGCGCGTTTCTGACATCACCGGCACGTCAGTCGCCGTGTACGCGCCGTATACGTCGCCTAATAATACATCCACACCGCAGGTCATGGTCGGCGACCCGATAGAACAAGGGCTGTACATCACCATAGAATCTAACGAAATAGACGGAGTGGTTCTTAAAGCGCCTAACGGCCTGGGCATTTCTTTCTCTTACATGTCCGGATACCCGTCCTTATCCGGTAACATCGGCACCATATACGACCCAACAGGTGGCTCGGATTTTTCGGGAGTACTGGTGCCTGATGACACGTTTTCACTGGTGTCCGCGTGGACAAATACAGACGTTGACCTGTCTGGCGGCGGGTATCAGGTAGTAAGCGTGTCCGAAGGGACTGTTACCTTTATTGTACCCGGTGGCCTCGTCGGCAGGTGGCAAGAAATAAGTCCCGGTTCGTTTTTCCGGGGTGATGGCGAGGCCTCGCTGCAACCAAACAACACGTATGAGAAAACCTTAACCGATTGGGTTTCAATAAACCGCACCGAGGTTGAGCGCATCGTGGCCAATATCGCCGCTGCGAACGGCATGTATAAAGACAACGGCAAATCGAAAACACTGGCGTTTGTCACCGCTGAGATACAGTACCAGTTACTTGATGAAAACAGCGCCCCTTATGGGCCTATATATACCGCGCAAGGAACTGTGACTGGGCGCACCCCGGACTACAACGGAGTCACTATCTATGCCGACCTGCCGGTTGCATCCCGTGTAAGAGTTAGGGCTCGCAGGGTTACAGACCTCGACTTCAATTTTGAAGGGTCTGTAGTCGATGAAATAACGTATGTGAACCTGTACGGGCAGACAAGAGACAACACCCCACACTACGGCAACCGAACAACCGTACACTCGATGCGCAAGCAGACACCGCGTGCTGCTGAGGTTAAGCAACCACAGTTGCGTATGATCGCCACCGAAATGGTGTATAAATACCTTGGTAATGGTGTTTTCGAAGACACGATGACCCCTAATACCCAGGCCGTGCAGTCTCTTATCCGCCTGGCACGTGACCCTGATGTTGGAGGGTTAAACTTAACGGCGCGGAATATGGACAAGTTACTTGCCGTTCAGAAAGAGATTGAAGATTATTTCGGCGACAAGCAAGCGGGGGAATTTTGCTACACGTTTGATGACTATAAAACCACTATGCAGGACATAGTTAGTACTATAGCAGACGCTATATTCTGCACCCCATATCGGAAAGGGGCGGATATCCTTCTTGATTTTGAACGCCCTCGCATGGGTCCTGAGATGGTGTTCACCCACCGGAGCAAGGCCGGTACTTCTGAAAAGTGGACCAGAACATTTAACGATTCTCAAGTTTTTGACAGCCTTAAATTCTCGTACATAGACCCTAAAACAAACGTTAAAGAAACCATAACCATACCCGAAACCGGGGGCCTTAAAACGGAGACTTACGACTCAAAAGGAATCCGCAACTATAAGCAGGCTTTCTGGGCAGCGAGCCGCCGCCACCAGAAGAACATTTTAAAGAAAATTTCGGTGTCGTTTACCGCCACTGAAGAGGGTATCTTTGCTTTACCAAATCGTGCCGTTAGTGTGGTTAAGGGCTCCAGGATGGCTACCTACGACGGCTACGTAACCGCGGTAAACGGGCTCACCGTAGAACTGTCACAACCGGTTAAGTTCACCTCGGGAGATGACCATTCTTTGATTCTCAAGTTACGTGACGGCGGAGTGCAAAGTGTTAATGTAGTCCCTGGGGCGCACGACCGGCAGGTAATTATGACGTCGGTACCGCAAGAAGCCATTTACGCAGGTAATAGTGCTTTGAAAACTGAATTTTCATTCGGCAACGAAGCAAGGCATAATGCTCAGATGATTCTTGTTTCTACAGTAGACCCAGGGGATGACAGAACAGTCAAAATAACCGGGTTTAACTATGACAAGGATTTCTATAAGTTTGACAACGTGCCGCCTTTCGGTCGTGCGTTCTCCAACGGATTCGATAACGGTTTTAACTAAGAGGATATCCATATGTCTACTGGTTGCGGTGATGTATTGTCACTTAACGATTTACAGGTAGCTAAAAAACACCATATTTTCGAAGCCGAGGTAATCACCGGCAAACAGGGTGGTGTAGCTGGCGGCGCAGATATCGACTACGCCACTAACCAGGTAACCAGGCAGACGCAGAAGACCCTGCCCGCGGTTTTACGCGATGCTGGTTTCTCCCCGGCGTCTTTTAATTTTACGACCGGCGGAACCCTGGGGATTAACGACGCCGATAAAGCTGTTCTTTGGCCGAAAGAAGATGGTGGGGATGGAAACTATTACGCATGGCGCGGCTCCCTGCCAAAAGTTATCCCTGCGGCGTCGACACCTATTACGACAGGCGGCATTTCAGATTCCGCTTGGGTTGCGTTCGGAGATATTACCTTTCGCGAAGAAGCGGATAAGAAATTTAAATACTCCGTTAAGCTGTCCGACTTTACTACGTTACAACAATTGGCGGATGCCGCCGTTGATAGTGTTCTTATTGACCGTGACTACAATTTCAGCAATAACGAAACCGTTAATTTTGGCGGTAAGACCTTAACCATCGACTGTAAAGCGAAATTTATTGGCGACGGTACCCTTGTTTTCACACAACTAGGTGAAGGGTCTGTTGTAGTTGGTGTTTATATGGAGAGTGCCACGACGCCGTGGGTGATTAAACCCTGGACCGACAATAATGAGTGGATAACTGACCCCGCTGCGATTGTAGCAACACTGAAACAGTCTAAAACAGATGGGTACCAGCCAACGGTAAACGATTATGCCAAGTTTCCGGGTATAAAATCACTTCTCCCATCGGAAGCTAAAGACCAAAACATCTCGTCTGTCCTTGAGATACGGGAATGCACGGGCGTTGAGATTCATCGGGCTAGCGGTCTTATGGCGTGCTTCCTGTTCCGCGGGTGCCATTTCTGTAAGATGGTAGACGCCGACAACCCGAGCGGCGGGAAGGACGGCGTAATTACCTTTGAAAACCTGAGCGGCGATTGGGGTAAGGGTAACTATGTCATTGGTGGTCGAACCAGTTATGGGTCAGTAAGCAGCGTCCAGTTTTTACGTAATAATGGTGGATTCGAACGCGACGGCGGGGTTATTGGGTTTACTTCATACCGTGCGGGTGAAAGCGGTGTTAAGACGTGGCAAGGTACAGTAGGTTCTACAACTCCCCGTAACTACAACCTACAATTCCGTGATTCCGCGGTTTTGTACCCGGTATGGGATGGCTTCGATTTAGGTGCGGATACCGATATGAACCCGGAAGATGACCGCCCGGGGGATTTCCCATATTCTCAATACCCGGTACATATGCTCCCCCTAAACCATTTGATAGACAATCTATTTGTTAGAGGTTCGCTGGGTGTAGGTTTCGGTATGGACGGGAAAGGTCTGTATGTCTCTAATATAACCGTCGAGGATTGCGCTGGTTCTGGGGCCTATATTCTTGCCCACGAAACGGTATTCACTAATATAGCAATAATCGATACCAATACCAAGAATTACCCCGGGAACCAGATATACATCTCAGGCGCATGCCGTGTGAACGGTTTACGTTTGGTCGGCATCCGGCCCACCAGCGAACAGGGTATGACGATAGACGCGCCTAACTCCACTGTAAGCGGAATAACGGGCCTCGTAGACCCCTCAAGGATTAACGTAGCCAATTTGACGGAGGAAGGTCTTGGTAACTCTCGCATAAACAGTTTCAATAATGATTCTGCGGCGCTTCGGTTTCGTATTCATAAACTGTCAAAAACCCTTGATAGCGGGGCCGTGTACTCCCACATAAACGGCGGGCCAGGTTCTGGTTCAGCATGGACCGAAATTACCGCTATTGCGGGGAGCTTGCCCGATGCCGTGTCGATGAAAATCAATAGAGGCGATTATCGTGCTGTTGAGATACCTGTAGCTGTAACCGTTTTACCTGATGCTGCGGTTCGAGATAACGGGTCGATCGCCATGTATCTGGAAGGTGATAACCTTAAGGCGTTAGTTAAGCGGGCCGACGGAAGCTATGTAAGATTAACTTTGGCATAAATAGTAAAGGCCCCGTAAGGGGCCTTAATTTATGATAACAGAACCACAGCAGCGATAAGTAAAGCGACCGCGGCCAATCCGTAGCCTATTAAAAAGCATTTCGCACCAATTGAGTATTTCATTTAGCGCCCCTCTCTTTGTCAACTTCCTGTTGTTCTAGTAGCCAGTCAAGTTGCGCGTTAGCAGCGTCTCTTTGCTGCCGCAGCCGTAGAACTTCCACTTCTAGTTCCGTGATACGTTTTTGCAATGCTGGAATCGAGGCTATGATGTTCACGCGGTTTCTCCGTGGTTTTCATGAAATCCGTAAGCAGCTTCCGTGGCTTTACGCGAGGCAACAGCTTCGTCGAAATCATCAAACTGGCCTAGATGTATTTTTCTTCTGTCTACCTTTATTTCTGCCACCCATTTGTTTCTCCTCTTTTCCCGCCATACTCCAAGAGCGCCGCTAGTATTGTTTACCCCTATTGATGCGTTGCGGCTATTTTCAGTGTTGGTAACTTTCCGCAGGTTGCATATTCGGTTATCAGTTCGAATATGATTGATGTGGTCTATCTGTTCCTGTGGCGTAAGTGGGTTATCTGGATTGCAGATATTCCACGCTAACCGGTGCGCTAGTTCTAATTTTCTATTTACTCGGATACGAATGTACCCGTCCAGTGGACAAAAACATCCCGCTTTCTTTCCAACAAAACCCCTACGTTTTGTTTCGACCCATGTGAAAATACCGGTTTCGGGGTCGTAAGATACCTTGCTCATTTCTTACTCCTACGTTTCATATACTCAAGGAGGATATCCTGCACCTGTTTTTTCTCGTCTGTGCGTGAGGTGACAACAGAATCTAACGTATCTTTAGCAATAATCTTGTAGATAAAAACAGGGCGATTATACCCCGATTGCTTTTGCCGTACTGGGCCTATGCGCTCCACAACCTGTAAATAGTGTTCGAGGTTCCACCCCTGACTGAAAAACGCCATATGATGGCCGCCGTCTTGTAGCGATATGCCGTGCCCGGCTGACGCAGGGTGGACGCATAAGATTTCGATTTCACCACGGTTCCACGCTTCCATCTGCTTATTGCCCTTAGCGCCTTTGGAAAACGCCTGTGCTTGTGGGAATCGCTTAAGGATGCGTTCCAGTTCATGCTTAAACTGATAGGCCACCAGTAACGGCGCACCCTGTAACTCCTCGACAATCGACTCAAGCGCGTCCAGTTTCGTGTCGTGCACTTTCTCCCAGTCTTTGGTAGCCTCACCATCTGGCCCCGACACATATACGGCGCCGGATGCAATCTGGAGGCATTTCGACGTTTTAGCCGCGGCGTTAGCGGCCTCAACTTCTCCGCTCTCCAGTTCCGCGAATAACTTCTCCTCCATATCGATGTAGGCTTGGCGCGCTTTCTTCGGCAGGTCAATCTCAACCGGTACAATAACCGGCGCTTCACAACCGAACCACTCGGCGGCATCAATGGTCAGGCTGATATCCTTCATCTTCTGATGAATCTCGTTATCCGCGCCGGGGCGGGCATGGTACTCCCGCGCCATAGCCGATTTACCTTTCTGTACTGAATTAAACCATCTGTCGGTGAATGCGGTGTAGGAGGACCCCAGACGCTCACCCGCGTCTATAAACCAGTTCTGGCCCCACAAGTCTTTGAGGCCGTTAGGCGATGGTGTACCGGTCAGGTTAATGAAACGCTTAACTTTACCGAACGCCACTTTACTAAGCGCCTTAGCCCGCTTGCTCCCGCCGGAGCGACTACGGAATGATTTCAGTCTGGTGCTTTCATCGGCAACTATAACCGTAAAAGGCCAGTCGTCTTTGCCATAGTAGTCAATAAGCCATTCGATAACCTCGTAGTTAGTGCATACCACGTTAGCGTCCGACTCCAGCGCCACGATGCGGCGCTTCTCCGAACCCGTAGCATCGATGACACGAAGGCAGGGGAACCCCCATTTCGTTTGTTCCGCCGGCCACGTACCCGACGCTACGCGCAAAGGGGCAAGGATTAACACGCGGTCCTCTTCCGTAAGTTGCCCGTTGCGAAACAGGCGGTTAAGCACCCACATCGTCGCGGAACTTTTTCCCGCACCCATCGAAGCCCATATGTTACAGCGTGGGTGCTGCAACATGAACGCCGTCATTAGCTTCTGGTATTCGCGCCTTTGAAACTTAGACATGATTGGCCCCATAAACTGCTTTTGCGAAACCTCGCGGGGTGAGGCTGCGGATTGTTTTTGTTCTGGCGCTCTTGCCACCTAGTTTAGCCCAGCCCGGGTTATCTCCACTATCTGCGGCAACCACCGCAACGTCGGGCATAACAAACCCATTGCCTGTCCACAGGCACGTCTTTTTAACATAGGCATCTCGTGCCGGGATAACATCCGGGAACATTGGATGCTTGTCGTCTTCTGGTAAATAGCCGCCGTATTCGTGTGGGTTGAACACATAATCGGGCTTACGCCATAAAGATGAAAGAACACTAACCGGGTTCTCAATCATATAGGGTACGTTATACTTTTTAGCCAGACGGGCCGCCACTTTGCATGTAATCACGGCCTCTACCTGAAACGTCGGGTTCTTCTTGCGCTTAGCTTCGAAATGGCGCGACCCACTAACGGCTAAATCCGTGCAAGGCGGGAACGCGAAAATAATATCTGGCGCAACCTCGAAGTCGAACTTATTATCGATCCACATGTTTATATAGTGGATGTTTTCATGTTCAACCTTTGCACCCAATCGTGCGTAGTCGCCATGGTCGGCGCCATCGTAGTTGAAACAGTAGCAAGTATGGCCTGCTTCTGCCCACGGTAGGGCCATAAGGCCCGAACCATCAAACAATGACCAGACAATCATTTTGCCACCAAAACTAACTCTTTACGCCCGAACGCCGTAACGTTACCAGTTACATCTTCGATAACCAGTTTACCGTTCGACTCGACGAACACCGTATCAACGGCAACAGGACGACGGGTCTTAACGTTGAAAATCCTGTCACCCGGTACGATGTCACGTGCTGGCTTGCGGTCATATTCGTATTTCATTTCTCAATTCCTTATTTCTGTTTGGTGTGAACTAAATATAATAGTGTTCTATTAATTTATCAACCTGTTTCTTCGACCCGACAACAAAAACATTCGCGCCACGCTTTCTAAGCCGCTCGTGCTCCCGTAACTGGTGTGGGTCCGGCTTCGTGTTTTCATTTTTCTTAACCTCGACGAACCATATGATGCCGCCGGGGAGAATTACCAGCAGGTCAGGAGCGCCTACTCTATTTTCGTACGACAATTTGCGTACGAGGCCCCCAAGGTCCTCGAATCGCTCTTTTGCGTATTTCTGAACAACTCCTTCTTTAGTTGCCATGGTTACAGAAATCCCTGTGTAGTGATTCTCTCGCCGCGCGGACCACTTCGCTTAACCCATTTGAATACCCCAGTATCCGGGCCGTACGACAGGAAATCTTTTATATCTGCACTCGGGGCTTTCATAATACACATCCCTCACGTTTCGTATGCTCAATCCCGCAGCGCGGACAGATTCGACAGTCTTCTTCGTATAACCAGTAAATTTTCATTCCAGCACCCACAGATAAATTGCGATGAACACGCCTAATACGGCGACAGTCATGCCGTATTGGCCCTCGTGACAGTAGACCCCGGCGGCAAATCCCGCCAGTACTGCGATAATTAGTTTACTTAGCATAACGCTTCATCTCCGCACCTTCTGCCACAAGGGGGAAGCCTTCTGCCCACTTAGGCAACATGCACATCAACTGCTCAAGCTCTTCAACATTGTATTCCGGTAAATCTGGTGTCTCGCATATAATCTCATCGTGAACATGAAGCACAATCGGGTAGCCGTTTGCCTCTACGTTCAGCATAGCATTAGCCAGCAAATCACGGCACAACGCCTGAGTGCAGTTTTCCACCAGTTTACCGGAGTAGGTGTACTGGAACCCCCACTGACGGGTTAACTGGTTTTCACCCTGATACTTGATGCGGACGTTAGTAGACACCTTCCCGTCTTCGTCTGTCTCTTTCGACACACTCAATCCGACGCCGGGGTAAGACATAACACGACCTGACGGCAACGTCATGCGCAACCACCAACCAGCGACTTTGTTGCCGCTGTTGTCTGTCTCCGCGTTACGCGAAAACTTAACGCCCCGCGGCCCTGCGGTAAACTCTTCGCCCGGGTTGCGGATAGCTGCCATAGCCGCATCTTCAATATCTCGCCAGAAAGCTACGGTTTCCGGGTGGGACTCACGCCACATGCGTTTGATAGCGTCACAGGTACGCCACACTTTCTTATCAAGAATATATGATGGTCGGTCGTCTTTTTCACCCGGCCGCGGAGGTCGCTTGGCTTCCTGAATACGCGCCCATTCATATCCACGCGCGGTAGCGGCCCAGATGTGGTCGGGGAAAGTACCGTCCATTGTTTTAGCCATATCAACAAGGTCAAGGCCGAGGGTCTTAGCAAACTGAACGAAAGCACCTACACCGCCCGCGTAGCCGAGTCCCAGTTCGCAGGCCTTACCAATCTGGCGTAAGTCTTTACGTTCTTTCTTAATGTAATCCGGCTCCATGCCGAACATCTTACCTGCTGTTACGCAGTAAATATCCAGCCCGGCACGGAACGTATCTAGCGCGGTTTCTTCCCCCGCCAGCCACGCAAGCCCTCGGCCCTCGACGTTAGAGTAATCGGCGACGACAAACTTATGTCCTTCTTCCGGTATGATGCAGCTTCGAACCGTAGATGCCGTTAACTTAGCTACATCGAAACGGCGGTGCGCCCTGCCCTTAAGTAACGCTGAAATGCCTTTATCCAGTTCATCATCGTGATAGTACCCGCGCGCCAGGTTCTGTGGCTGGAAGCCTTTGCCAGAAAACCGTAGCGTACGCTTTGCCCCGCCGTACTGTATGCAACCGCGACGGCGGTCATCCGAAGCGCGACCCAGCAGCAATGGGCTGTATTTCGTCGATGCGGTGGACGCGGCCCCGAGGCGCATTTCTATAATTGCGCGGGCGTCGTCGGGTAAATCCTCATCCGTCAGCAGGTCGTTAAGCGTTGACTTCTGTGCGTTGTGTATGCGGTGAGCCGGTGCGAGTTCACGCAGAATCGGGAGGAAATCTTTACCAGTAAGTGAGCCGCCGTATTTGCGTCGGGCTTCTTCCTGTAACTGCGCTTTGTGCTTCTCTACGGCTTCAATCGCAGCTTCCGCCAGCGCTACGTCAACCTTAAACCCACGGTCATTGATTAACTGGTCCAGCTCCAGAACACGGTCTTCGAACTCGGAGTTACCCCAACGTGGAAGCTTATGGAAGACTTCACGCATCGCGGTGATGTCGCTCACAGCATACTTGATGAACAGCGCCCACTCATCCGGATGCGTTTCAGCGGTGTAACGGCGGATTTTGTAGTTCTTCGGCGTCGGCTTAGAGAAACGCCGAATCAGCGCCTTGCCGCGTTTATCTTTCGCGTTGTCTGCGGATACGCCCAGCACTTCGCACAGCGCATCAAGTGAACCCGGCAGCGCGTGGCGAAACGCCCAAATCATCGTATCAATGGTATTGCTTACCGGAATATCAAAGCCCCAGCAGTGTTTCATGATGAGCCTGTCGAACATTGAGCCGTTGTGCCACACCATATTGATACGGCTGTTCGGCTTAACCAAGCGGCGTAGCGCTCGGTGCAAATCCCCTGGCATGTCACTGCCATCGGTGCAATCCCACACCCGCACAGGCTCGTCATCAAAAGCATAGGTACAGATAAGCACTTCGGTGGTTGGGTGTTCGGCGTAAGCGTAGGAGCCGACTTTCTTTAAATCGGCTTCGGAGAATGTTTCAAAGTCCAGGTATAAGTAGCTCATTTCTTTTTCCTTAAATCCAATGCCTTCATTTTACTTAATCTTATTTTCATACAATCACGGCAAATAAACACATGCCGGTACCCGGCCCGGTGCTAATCTGCGTACCACGGAAGCGGTTTCATATAACGATACGTGTGCTTACAGAAAAACATTATTTTCGGCCCTTAATAAAAAGGCCCAATGAAGGGCCTTAGTTAAATTGATTCAGATATTAACGGCGGCGACGTTCGCGGCGCGGTGCTTCATCTTCTTCGTCGTCTTCCAGGTCGTCGACGCTTGCAGCGACTTTAGAACCGCCAAACGCTTTACCTTCACCGACGTATTTAATCGCCAGCAGATTAACACCGAGAACTTTGTATTTCTGGCTGAACCAGATCTCTACGCTTATGTTAGCAACGCAGCCGCTGTAAACCTGTTCACCTTCAATCTGTTCACCGTCTACGTTGAAGTCCTGCTCCACCTGAGTCTCACCTTTTTTAGAGGTTACAATCAGCGGCTGTTTCTGTGCTTTCGCTTTGAAGTAGAAGCCTTCCGGGAAGTCTTCAAACGGATTGTCGCGCTCAGCAATGTCTTTAATAGCGCATTTATCCATATGCTTGCCTTCGCCGTAGTTTGACTTCATCCACTTCTCGGCAGCGGCTGCACCTAATGCTTCTTCAACTACAGCGTAAACAGTGTCGTATAGTGCGTCGATTTGAGCATGGTCAGGCGGTAGGATAATAGTCGCGCTATACTGACCTTTAGTGATTGAGCCATCATCGTTTTCACGGTCTTTTTCGCGTTCGAATACGTTAACCCATGCAGTGTTCACTTTACGCAGATTTAATTTCAGTCCCATATCTCGATTCCTCAGTTTTCAGTTTACTCCGGGAACTGCCCGGCCAGTGATTAGAACTATAATAGTTAACTATTAAGGTGTCAACGCTTAATTTTATAAACTTTCTCACACCAAAGAATATAGCGTTCTATGTGTTGACTACCTCTAAACTTACAATCTACCCAAGCAATAGATGAAGTAAAAGCAGATATAACTACCAATGGTGATAATAAAGCCCAATACACGATTTTACGAATCATTCTAAATCCTCCGCTGTTACCTGATTCCACTCGGGACGTTTGTCGTCCGCCGTTGCGACGCATGGCGCACCCGGCTTACGGGTAATGAAGTCTTTCAGTTCTTCCTCCGGCACAACTTTAACCGCTTCGGTAGGCGTCATGAGCACTACCTTTTGCAGCATAGTACCGTACTTCTCAAATACCGCATCGGTGTCTTTCCACGCACGATTACCAGCGCGGCCTTCAACCAGCTTGTACCCCGGCACTTTCTTACCTGAATGCAATGCAGCAGTCATCGCCTTTTCAACCTTGTCGATGTGCTGGCGCAACAACGGCAACTTCTCATACTCAGCTACGAGTTGCTCCGGCGTCAGTTCCAGTGCAATGTCGTCCTCCAGTTCTTCCGCCAGTACCGCGTTAACGGTTTTTGTACGCGCTGCGCACTGCCCCGAGAACCGGCACCACTGACAACCATCGACAGACGGCTTGAAGTCAGAAGCTTTCAGGTTCTTCTTTCCGCGGGAATACGCATCAAGGGCTAACAGCGCACGTTTCTGTGCGAACTTAGCGAACAGTTCCAGACCTTCAACTGAGATATCCCACTCCGACGCACCCCCAGCATATGGCTGGAAGATGACCAGACGAACTGCTGTTATGTTATAACGTCTCTTGAGCCGACGATAAACACCGAGAGCATAAAGCATAAGCTGCTTGTTTTCTTTCGCTTCTACACGATGCCGTCCTGTTTTCAGGTCACCAATAATAAGCATATGCTCTTCGGTGTTAGCCAGTTCCTGAACGGCGACAAGGTCGGCGGTTCCGAACGTATCGACACCTTCGTATCCGGGGTGCAATACCTCAGTAAGATTGACACGCATTTCCAGCTTGGCGTAGGTAGCTACGTCGATAATCGCTTTGCAGTAGTCGGTGTACTTGCGCACCTGCTCAATCATGTCTGCCGTAATCAGTACTGCGCCTTTCATCGGGCTAATTAGTGCCTTAATCTGGCCTTTACCCTCGTCCAGTACATAAGCCCCGACTTCACGTTCTAACGGCAACGCAGTGCCGCGTATATACGCGTTTAAATGATATTCAGAAATGCTATGCATTGCCGTGCCTAACACTGCAGCCTTGCCGGAAGTGTTAGGGATATCTTTTTCACAGGCCAGTGATGCCGCGCAACTTAGCCAACGTTTACTACTGGAAGGTGATAACAACGAATGTTCGTCGTTACTCCCGCTTCTACCCTTAATTTTCATTTAATAGCCCCGTGATTTTTATGGAATCCTAACTCTTTTTCTGCATTTTTACGCACAACACCGAGCACCTTAACTTGAGTGTAGCCATGAACGTCGTTGGACCCCGCTTCCTGTCCAGCCTTAACTTTGTCGGAAGGTGATATCTTCCAATACAATTTCCCGGTATCCGGGTCGTAGTCGAACAGTTCATTCCGATTCATACCCTGTTCTCCCACTGGTCAATTAAATGTCTTGTCTGGTGCCGGCAGTGCATAGCCCAGCCATACATCGACTCGAATACATAAAAGTCTGGCTTGGCAAAAGTCGTGCGCTTAATCTGCGACACATGACGGCCTATATCTTTAGGCCGTGGTACTTTTCCTAAGTACGCCATCTCTTCCATCTGGTGCGCTCCGGACGGCGCACGCAACAGCCATAGCGCTTCGGTGTTATCCCGCCTGTCTACGGCGCGGTATAGTTGGTAAATCATTACGCCTTCTCCCGCATTTTAAGAAAGACAATCATAGCGGCGCGTAGGGGGTTTTCGTGCGTACTTTTGGTGAAAGATGCCGAGTGATACGCGCGATATGTAAACGTATGCCGGTTAACCGTAACGCATTCAATTGATATATGATTGCGGGTGATAATTTGCCACGCAATGCCTATGTTGTTGCACGGGTTAAATAAATTACCATTAGAAGGCCTAAAACCTTTAACAAACTGCATTTCTGTTTGCCACACTGGCCCCATGTCTGAATCATCAACATCACTATCAAAGTCATCGACGCCAGATGGAAAGAACAAATGTTCATTCAAATCTAATGCGACCGCCACTGCACAATTAATTTCAAAATCGCTCATATCTTCGTATTTCATATTTCCGACCCTCAGTTAAAGCGGCCCGAAGGCCGCCGGATAATTATTCTTCTTCGAAATACTTGTTCTTGATTGCTGTCAGGCGTTCAAGGTATTCAGCCAGGTCTTCGTCTTTAATCGCGGCAATCTTCATCTTCTTACCGGTGAACTCTTCCAGCAGTTCATCAGACTCGTCACACGCAGCGTCGCTAGGACCTTCGTTAATCGCATCGTCGATAGCCTGAATCTGGCCACGAAGAGACTGGTAATCGATTTCTTCTTTCTCTTCTTCCGGTGCGGGTTCCTCTACTTTAGCTTTACGCGGCTTACGTTTTGGTTTCTCTTCTTCCGCCGGTTTGGCGTCAACGACGTCTTCACCTTCTACCGGCAGTTCTTTTCCTAACGCTTTGCTCACCGCAGAATTAGCCTGATACGCATCCAGTGTCGCCATTTCTACCGCTTTTTCTATCGGCTCTTTATTTACCGCGGTGTTATCACTTTTAAGTTGGTACGCGGTCTGTTTCGCGCTGTTCTCGGCAATGAGTTCATGAGCGACTACGAAACGTTCAAGTAATTTTAAGAATTGGTCTAACATTATTTGTTCTCCTGTTTGGCTGGTGATAAAAACTATAATCGTACTCTATTATTTATGCAAGCACTTTTTCGTAAATTGCGTCACGTATTTTATTACTGTACTATTACTACATATCTAACTAAGGAGTAAACATATGCAGCAATCCGAATTGGGCGCTCGCATAGAGCGCCGCCGTAAAGAAATCGGCATGGGCCAAACTGAGCTTGCTTTCAAGGCTGGTGTATCTCAAAGCCTTATTACCCATCTGGCAACCGGTCGGGTGTGTAAGGTAGACTGTTTTAAAATCTTCCACATTGCTGATGCTCTCGGTGTTGACCCTCGATGGTTAAGCTTTGGTGATACGGGGGCCTGAGGGCCCCTTTCTTTTACTCTAAATCCCGTTCTGTTGTCTTTATGTTGTCGTTAGGTTCATACCGGTTCTTTGGCCGCTTACGGTCATCTATACCTGTTGGCAACCTGTAAGTATTCGTTACAACTTCACCGTTTTCGTCGCAACCTAGCATCAATTCACCTTCCCGTAGCATCTTCTCAAGTATCAGGTTTGTAATGCTGTGGTCTCCAGCTCTAGCGACTATTTGCCGTTGTGTGAAGCCTCGTCCGGTATCGTCGGATTGCTGTAAATCCTCGAGAGCAGCCATAACTGATTCGCGGGCGGAAGCATCTTTAGACCGTTTAACAGTATCCTTTACGGAATCTTTACCTTTACCATCGAGTCCTTCGTTTCGCTCTTTTTCCTCGTCCGTTTCGAACGGCTGGAAGCCCCATGGCATAAGTACGAGAGCTTTATGTGGTTCCGGCAGGTCGAGGTTAACGATTTCCCCGTATCCCTCACCCCCAACGAATTCTACCGCCTGGAACTCTTTCGGTGGAGGAGCTTCGCGAAACTGTACCGGTTCAAGCACCATACCTATTGTTTTTTGCTGCATACCGTTTTTGTTCTTGGTGTGTGCAACGTTTATTTGTTTCTCAGTGGCCCGGACAAGCGTGAGTTCGACGTCAACACCGGCGTATAGTGCCCCACTTCCGCGCGCCTTACTCCCACCCTTCGGGGTGTGGTGGACAACGCCTACTGCGCCTTTAGTACCGTCGCGTACTTCTTTGAGCATAGCCACTACACGCCCCATCCCGTCCTGGCCCGCGGAGTTCTCATTGAACTTGTCTATCCAGTTCCCGAAGGTCTGGTTAAGAGTATCGAAAGCAACCATCCCGACAGGTTCGCTGCCAGCTATCTGGCGCATTTTACGCACCAGTTTCTTCGTATCCGCGAACGCACCGGCATCCAGAACATGCATATATCGCATACCTTCATCGCCATATTTAGCGGCCAACGCAGCGATACGAGTGTGTGTGAACTCCCCACCCTCCCCGTCGATGTAGAAATGATGGGCTTTACGGGTGTCCGCCCCCGCGAACCGATACCCGGCAGCACTGATATACACCATGCCAAGTGTGTAGAACGATTTATACGTCCCGGATTCACCGACGATATCCCAGATGCAATTAGACGGCATATACCCTTCGACAATGAAGTCAGCCTGGGGCGCTGGTGGTTCTTCATCGGCCAAGTCTTCCTCGTCACAAGTGACTCCCTTGGCCCACCCAAGCGCTACCTCTACGCGGTCAAACGGCAGGCCAGTAGCTGCGCAGGCGTAAGCCCACATATCCCGGCCACCGGGTTTCATCCCGCCCGTGGACATCAGGTCTGTGTCGTGGTACATGGTGACATTAGGGCGTTCAAATCCGTCACGCGGCCAACAGAACAGGAAGTCATCCTGCTTAGGTTCACCAGTAGTGTATTGGGCTGCGTGTTCCGGCGTGGCGGGCATTTGCAGGCCGCGGTCGGTCATACGGCCGCCGAATTCAAAAGCAAACTCTTCAAACAGGTCAGTTAATTCAGATTTCTCACCCTCCGGCACCTTATAATCGGAAGCACCCGTAACGTTAATTTCGGGCACCCCCTCCATAAGCTTTCTGGCCGTAATCATGCGGCTACTTTCTGACACGATGATCTGGCTTCCTGTCGGCGGGCGGTACATCGGCTGGGACAGGGTGAACCCGGCGCTATCAACATCACGCCCTTTAAGGAAGTGCGCCAACAGGCCGTACCGGATGCGGATAATGTCACCACCAGTTACCGGTGTACGCACAGGCATAACGACACGATAGCGCGGCGCTTCTTCGGTGTGGGATGCCGTGGTGTAGAGCATCATTGCGAAACGTGACTCGCGCACCATCTCGCAGTCAGTTGTAAACTCTTCCGGGGTCGCACTGTCCACATCGGCGTAGGCCAGGGACGAAGACGTAACAGATGCGTTACAGCGATAGAACATACCATCGGCGGCTTCTTTACCAGTAGAGCTTACCGTGGCGGTACACGCAGCGGTGATATATCCAGGGTCTGTCTTGGGGTTCCGGCGCGAGCGTTTAAGCGGTTGCATAAGTTCGACGAACTCATCCCAGGTGCCGGAAGTCGTGGTGTAAACGTTAATGTCAGCGCGTTCCTCACGGCGATTGCTACGCGACCATGAGTATGCTAAATTACCTGTTGACATGTGCTTTTCCTTTGTAGTGTTTAAGGCCCTGACGTTCGCGCGTTGGGGCTTTTCTTTTATTCAAGGTCTTCTGGTGACGCCGGGGGGCATTTAACTTCAGCTACTGCCGAATATTTACCGGCCTTACTTTTAACTGCTCCGTCTCGAACCAGAACCTTTAACGTGTTCTCGATGAGAGAGGAACTATAGTACTGAAAATAAGTCCGGCGCAAGTCAAGAACACTACACGACCTTTTTTTACGCGTAAGCGCGACTGCGGCCATGAACACCCTTTTCTGGAAATCAGTCACTTTACATTCTCCCTAATCCACGCTTCCACTTTCTCCTGGTCAAACGTACCTGGCATCCGGCGGCCCATAATCCGGACACAACAATCCGGGAACTTGCCGTCTCTCAACCAGTTATTCAGCGTGCGGCGGGTCACCCCAATAAGCTCAGCTACTTCATTCTGTGTCATTCTCAAATCCCCCATCTCAGTTAGTAAAGCAAGTATACACACGGCATAATGGGAAATCAACTACAAACACACCTATTGACATTCTTATTTTTTTCGTGTAAGTTGTACTTGTAACTTCAAGTTACTTAAGTTTCTGTTTCACTTTGTGAGAGCTTAGCGGTTCCGCCTCAAGCGGAAACGCGTTAAGGCTTACTGAAACCCGCAAACTTAAAACTCAGTAACTTCCTTCCTTAGTATCTACTGTTGCCTTGGGCGAGCTATATTCTCATCGGCAGCTATTCCTTTAAGTAACTGAAATGCCGGAAGATTCTTAGTCTACTTCTCAGGGATTAACGCACTTGCCTTACGGCAAGCGCTTACCTGACGAGGGACGAGGGAAAAGAATAAAAAGGCACTTGCATAACCCAATATAATGGAGTGCGATTATTACAGGTTAACGAGACAAGGGATGAATCATGCTTAAGAAAGGTCAATTGCCACGGCATAAGATAAGTGGGAATTGTTATTTCGTTTATTGTCAAAATCCGACCGGGGTTCTCCTGTTACCCGGGCATAGAATCCACGGACGGACTAGTTTTGATGTAGCAGGAAATAACTACACGGCAAAAGATGCTAAAGAGTCTGCGCCAGCGAATCCTGGTTCTTAAGGGAGGTTGCCGTGCTGAGTAAATACAGAATTGTTAGTGATGAGTGGGGGGGGCCGCTTTCGGTGGCTGACGGAAAGAATATAGAGGTTGAATGGTGGGTCAGGCGTAACTCAGATGTCTGTAGCGGTGATGTGACTCACTGGATGCCGCTACTGGAGCCGCCGGAAGCTTGTAACAATAGTTTAGGATTTTACTGAGTGACTTACGCTGCTGAGTAGCAGCGTACCATTTTTATTAATATTTTTCTATTTCACGAAATGCAACAATCAACGCAACTATTGCCGGGGGTGCAACAATGAAACCAAATGACCTCGTAACCCGGACCAGGTGTAACGGTGAACCAGACACGGCAAAGTAACCATGCTCATCGGCATTTATGCCTGTGTCGAGCGGTGGTGCGCCCATGCGAAGAAACCCTGCTACCTTACGGTGCGACAGGATAAATTAATCGTAAAATAGTATTGACATAACCAAACATAATAGTGTACTATTACTCTATCGAAACGAGAGGAGCTAAGAGATGAATAGCGATGACGAAGCATTCAACCGCCGGTTCAAGCGGTACGTAAACGAGAAATGCGCCGCCTCTTCCAATGCGTCGGAGCATATATCCGACATTGATGAGGTAAAGCAGGTAATTCACAACCTACAGCGTCATATCGCTGGTAGGGACGATGAAATACATGTGCTGAAAGATAAGGTCAAGGAGTTACGGGGTACTATCGAATATATGAATGCGTACCTTAGGCGGTTGACTTCACGTCCCAGGCAATCCGGTTGCCGTAAATGCGGCCTGAAAGAATACTCCCAGGGTATCGTTAAGTACAGGATAATCAAATGACGAGCATACTTTTCATATGGGTCATATCCGCTGGTCAGCTACAACTGGCCGGGACAGAAACGTTTTATACGCTAGACGCGTGCCGGGTAGCTGCACGCGCCGCGGAGAATGCGCCCCTAACCTTTACCGAGCGTCCGGTTGACGCTCAGGTACGCGGTATCTGTACACTTAAACGGTTATCTAAGCAGGGGGATAAATAAAAATGGTGCAACGATATTCAATCTATGGCATGTCCGATACATGTCCAGATGACCACAGTACTTTAGTTAGGTATGAAGATTATGCCGCCCTTAAGGCCCATGCTGACGCCATGTGTGAAGAGCTGTATTTGTATGATTCAGGCGAACGAGTTAGTTTCGAATCCTATATTAATTACACCGAATGGTTATCTAAGCAGGGTGAGGGGAAATGAGTCTCGCGACCGATATCCTTAAACATGCGGGTATTAACCTGGCACCGCCTTCATCGGCGGTAACAAAGAAGGTTACTCGCGTTAAAGAAAAGGCTAGGCGTAAACCTAAGCCTCGTGTAAAACCAGTTAACGAGATGCCGGATGTGTACCCCCGCATACCGGGGGTTCATCAGCCGAAGTATTGCGTAGGCAAAGGATTGTGGCGGGCCCACTCCTACGACGGTAAGAAAGTGGTAAACCTCGGTGAGTTCGGTAGCCAGGCCAGGGCTCATATGGCGGTAAGAAAGTGGTAAACCTCGGTGAGTTCGGTAGCCAGGCCAGGGCTCATATGGCGGTTAAATTGTATAAGCTGTGGCGTAAACGCGGACACTCAGATATCCCGCACAAGCCATCAATCAGACTCTATACATTCAGATAAATCTTAAATATACATTACTAAAATTGTTGTATAAATGCTAATCTCCGAATGGTAAACTAACTTTCGGAGATTTTTTATTGTGAACGATAAATACCTTTGGCTTAGTGTGGCGGGCCTCGCCGGGGGTGCCGTATCCCAGATTAAGAAGCGCGAGGCCCTTTCGCCGTGGTTGCGATTGTGCCATCTCATAGCTTCTGCCTGTTGTGCGGTGTACGCATCCCCAGTTATTATAAGTTACTATGAACTATCACAGTCTGAGGGTCAGTACCTGGTTCCTTTCGGTGTAGGTATGTTCTGGCTTAAATTATTCGAAGCCGCCGACTCGTCCCTCAGCAACTTTAAGTTACCGTGGGGGAAATAACATGCCCGACTCACAAATCTGTGCCATTTGCATGGCTATAGTCATCATAACCTCCCTAATTAATATTTATGCCCGCTGGATTGAAGACGGTCTTTTCGGGAGGCTGCTGTATATGGCGTCCGTATTGACCGCCGGCGGCGGCCTCGCCCATCTCTTCACCGGCGGCATCCCGCCGTTCATAATTACGACTCTCGTCGTCATATTCGCGCTTAAATCGGTACGTCATATTTGCGTGAAAGGCGCTCGCTACTACAAATACCGGAGGATGTATGTCAAACCGAAACATCAGTGATAACGGGTTACACTTTACCGCCGCGTTCGAGGGTTTCCGGGGGACCGCGTACAAGGCAACGAAGAGTGAGAAGTACCTCACTATTGGTTACGGCCACTACGGCGCAGATGTGAAAGAAGGCCAGAAGATTACCGAAGGCCGGGGTCTTCTGTTGCTGCACAAGGACATGTCTAAGGCCGTAGCTGCGGTAGACGCCGTAGCACATCCGTCGCTAAATCAGTCCCAGTTCGATGCCGTGTGTGACCTAGTGTATAACGCCGGTGCCGGTGTAATTGCTGCGTCTACCGGAACCGGACAGGCCTTGCGCAAAGGCGACGTCGCTACACTGCGGAATAAGCTATCTCAGTTCCATTATCAGAACGGCAAATCACTCCTCGGATTGCGTAGGCGTGCCGTGGGTCGTGTTGCGCTGTTCGACGGTATGCTGTGGCAACAGGCTGAAGCCGTTGGCCGTGCCACAAAGTAGGTTGACGCACAGGAGGATTCCTAAGATACTAAACCTGCTCCTGTTGATTCATCCCTCTAGCTCCTTTATCCCGGTAACTGACCTTACCGGGATTTTTTTTATCTGTATCCTGAAATAATAGTTGACTAGTATCCCTAACCCTATTATATTTAGTTCATCGACAACGAGAACGGAGTAGAGAAGATGAACGATAAAGTTTTTTACCATTGCAAACCGATGCGGGACACCGAAGCATTCAAAGATGCACAATTATTGGCACGCATTGCTGTAAACAACCTGAGCACACGAATCCCTGCGGATGCGTTCTGGTTTGCCGCGATGCAGACACTTAAAGCAGCTTACGCGGAAGAACAAAAATGAAAGTATATATCGTATCTGGATGTAACTCTTACGGGGACCATTATGTTCTTGGTGTTTATCGCAGCGAAGAAGAAGCTGAGGCCGCCGCCGAGAGGGAACGCAACTATCATCGCGACAGCGTAGACGTATGTGAATGGGAGGTGCAGGAATGAGTGACAACGGACAAGTAGCTGTAACTTTTAAGGTTGGTGGAAAGGTAAGTAACGCGCCATTCCCAACACGCAGGGAACTGTTAAAACGCAACAGTTTCCCTGGTCCGGACAAGAACAAGTATCTCAATCGTATGTGGGGAGAGCGTAAAGAATGATGCGTAAACCGTTGCCGATGACGGGTTTTATTACCGACCGTGAATACGAAAAGATGATGGTAGACGCAGCATCCGGCAGGTCTAAGATTGAAGCGGTGGACGCGCAAATTAATGCGCACCAGGCCGCACTGGACTACCTGAACGAATATCGCCGGGAGCTTATCAACCGCTATGACCTGAATAAGTGCGGGGCGACTAAACGATGAAACGAGTATGCAAAGAGACTTTACACCGGCGAACAAGAATGATTACCAGCATCCCCGAACTAATCGAGACCCACGGCACGTTAGCGGATACGTGCCGGGAGACAGGGCTTAATGAGATGACGTTATCCAAGTACCGCCATGATATGAAATGTGAGCAACATGTTATCTACAACAACAGACTGATGACGCATACAAAAACATCACCGGTTATCTATACAAAGCGCGGAGTATCTCGTAACGACCGCATGAAGTGATGTAAAGTTTTCTCACCATCAGGCCCGCTTCCGTGGGCTTTTCTGTACATAAGCCTGCCTTTCTTATACAATCCTTAATAGACGCTCAGGGGGCGTCTG